AAGGAAATCCAGGTGGAGCAGGTGCTTCAAGTCCCCCGATGGTTCAGCCGGAGGCGATGGTGGTATGGGTGCATCAGGCGGTAATGCTGGAGGATCAAGTGCCAATGGCGGAGCAGGCGTAACAAGTTCAATTAATGCAACACCAACAGCAAGAGCCGGAGGCGGTGGCGCATCAACAGCATCTGGTGGTTCAGGTGGAGGCGGACCTAGTGGAACTGCTGGAACAGCAAACACTGGAGGCGGTGGTGGTGGAAACCAAAATGGAAGTAACGGAGGAAATGGTGGATCTGGCGTTGTAATTATAAGGTATAAATATCAAAATTAATATGGAGATTAAATAAACATATGGCACACTTTGCAAAAATAGGAATGAATGGAAAAGTTATTCAAGTATTAACACTTGCAGATAATGATATGTTAGATGCAGGTAATCAACCTGATGAAAAAGTAGGTCAACAATATTTAGAAAAACATAATAATTGGCCAGCACAAATGTGGATTCAAACTTCATATAATACTTTTCAAAACACACATAAGTTAGGTGGAACACCGTTTAGAGGAAACTATGCTGGTATTGGTTGTACTTGGGATGAAGACAATCAAATCTTTTGGCCTAAAAAACCTCACGTATCTTGGGTAAAAAATATAACTGACGCTAGATGGCAATCACCAATTGGTGATGCACCTTCTATAACAGCTGAGCAACAAGCACAAAATGATGCTGAAACTCATTCTTGGCATTATGAATGGAATGAATCATCATATCAAGCTGATAATACAACTGGTTGGGACTTGACAGACGCAATGGCGTAATTTATACTTGGTGGTGGTATGCAAAAGAAAGTATTAACAGAACAAGCTTTATATTATGGTAATGTTTTAATGCCGAAAGGTTTTGAAATAGATCATACTAAATTATCAAACGATATTTTAAAATCAATTATAAAAAACTCAAAAATTCCTTATTTAAAAAATTTAAATATGTTGAATGATTATATTAGAGAACACCTAAAATGTGAATATAATTTAAACAGATTAGCTACACAAAATTATTGGGGAAATATTTATAAACCGCAACAAATATCAGAGCCCTTATTAAATGTAGATCAAACAGATTTACGCAATTCACCAGATTTTACTTTATTGTATGGTGTTAAAACTAAAGAATGTTCTGTAAAAATTTATTATGATAATAATAGAATAAAAGGATGTGATTGGACAATTTCATTAGATGAAGGTGCATTTATTATGTTTCCATCAATAAATAGATATATTATTAAAAATAATCAAAAGGACAGTTTAAATAGTATTTTAACTATAACTTATGAATAAGTCTGATTATTTTTTTTGGAATAAGGTGCTTTCAAAAGAAGAAATAAAAAAAATTAATTCTTTATTGGATAAATACAAAAAAGAAAAAGAACTAGCAAGTGCGAGAGCTAGAGAGTCAAAAAAAACATCAACAGTTTACCCAATTAAAATTAAATTTTTAAAAGAAGAAATAAGTAAAATTCTTTACAATATTACTACAGTCAATCAAGATCGTTATGGTTATGATTTATATAATTTTCATGATGATAATGAATTAAATTATAATATTTATAAAACAGGTGAAGAATATGAATGGCACAAAGATGCAGAAACTTTTAAAGCCTCTGATATTAAGTTAACAGCTTTAGTAAATATATCAGAAAGTTCTTTTTCTGGAGGTGAGTTTAATTTATTAAATTCAAAAAACGTGACTTTAGCTCCTGAATTAAGTAACCCCGGATCTATGATAGTTTTTAACTCCTTTATTTTACATAAGGTAGATCCTATAATAAAAGGCACAAGAAAAACTTTAACTTTTTTTGCCAAAGGACCTGCATTCAAATGAACTTAAATAATTATTATTGGTATTTTAAATCAGCAATACCTCCAAAAATATGTGATGATATTATTAAACATGGTTTATCAAAATCAGAAACTATGGCTACAATTGGTGGATATGGAAATAAAAAATTATCAAAAGAGGAATCACAAGATTTGAAACTTAAAAGAAATTCAGACATAGTTTGGCTGAGTGATCCATGGATATACAGAGAATTACATCCATATATAAATGAAGCTAATAAAAAAGCTGGTTGGAATTTTGATTGGGATTATTCTGAACAAATACAATTTACAAAATATAAATTAAATCAATACTATGATTGGCATTGTGATAGCTTTGATAAACCTTATGATAGACCGAATACACCTGAACATGGAAAAATTAGAAAAATATCTATGACTTGTCAATTAACAGATAGTTCAGAATATAGAGGCGGTGAATTAGAATTTGATTTTAGAAATTATGATCCTCCCATGAGAGATGAGTCAAAACATTTAAGGCAAGCAAAAGAAATATTATCAAAAGGTTCTATTATTGTATTTCCTTCTTTTTTATGGCATAGAGTTAAACCAGTGACGAAAGGAGTAAGATATTCATTAGTTATGTGGAGCGTAGGAGGTCCTTTTAAATAATATGTATATAAATAATTATTTTAACACAACGATTTGGTCAGAACAAAAACTTGAATTTTTAAAATCTTTAAATAAAGCATCTGATAAATATATTAAAGAAGCAAGAAAAAAAAATAAAGAGCATATAAAAAAATTTGGTGATTTTGGAATAAGCCATCATTCTACTCCTTTAATAACTGACAATAATTTTTTAGATTTTAAAAAATATGTAGGTCAAAAATCTTGGGAATATTTAGATCATCAAGGATATGATATGTCTCAATATCAAACTATGTTTTCTGAAATGTGGGTACAAGAGTTTGCTAAAAAAGGTGGTGGTCATCACTCAGCACACATACATTGGAATCAACATGTATCAGGTTTTTATTTTTTAAAATGTTCTGATAAAACATCTTATCCAATTTTCCACGAACCTAAAACAGGTGCACGGGTTACTAAGTTAAAAATGAAACCAAACCTTAAAGGTATATGGGGTGGTACAGAGACAGTACACGTTAGACCTAAACCAGGAACATTAATTATATTTCCAGGATACTTAGAACATGAATATGCAGTAGATTTTGGAATTGAACCTTTTAGGTTTATTCATTGGAACATTCAAGCTGTACCAAAAGAAATGGCTAAAGATGTTTAATAATATATTTTATAAAACTAATTTAAAATGGACTAAAAAATTTGTAGAAAATAATATTATAAATATAGAAAAAAATTACACTTTATATCCAAACAAAAATAGATGGAATTGCGATTGTCACGTTGTTCACGATAATGATAAAAATGTTCATTTAATTAATTATAATTTTTTAAGAAAAAAATATGAAAAGTTAGCTGTTAAAGTTTCTAAAAAATTTAATATTGAAAAATATCATTTAAGTGACATATGGTATAATTATTATAAAAAAGAACAATACCAAGAACCTCATCATCACGAAGGAAATGGTGGATTAACAGCAGTTCATTATTTAATATTTAATCCAAAAAAACATTCAAAAACATCTTTTGAAAATTTAGAATCACCAGAAATTAAAGAAGGAGATATTTTATTTTTTCCAGATAACCTAATACATTTTGTTCCTAAAAATAAAACAAATGAACCAAGATTAACCATTGCTTTTACAATAACTAAAATTAATTAACATGAGTCTTAAAGAATATAAATTACCTAAAGAAACTTTTATGGGAGGTTGGTTTATTCCTTTAGAAATTTGTGATGGATTAGTTTCTTATTTTAAAAAATTTAATAACAATGCTACACCAGGTGTATTAAATGGAAATAGAATAAAAAAAGATGTTAAGGATTCTTTAGATTTACCAATAAATATACACAATGTAGATGAAGAAATATTGGCTTATAGAATTAAATTACAAAATATTTTAGAATTATATTTAAAAAAATATCCCGAAGTAAATAGATATAATCATTTTAATGTTAGAACATTTAATATTCAAAAATATAATAAAAATGGTGGATTTAAAGAATGGCATTGCGAAAGAGGAGAAAAATCTGACATGAGTAGAGTTTTAGTTTTTATGACTTATCTAAATGATATAGAAAATGGTGGAACCCATTTTAAGTATCAAAAAATTACTACTCCATCAATAAAAGGTTTAACTTTAATATGGCCTACAGATTTTACTCATACGCATAAAGGTCAAATTGTAGACAAAGAAAAAATAATAACAACTGGCTGGTTTGAATTTACATGAGTTTTAAAAAAAACAAATATACAGTTATTCGTCAAGCTATATCAAAAGACCTAGCAGCTTTTATTGCAAACTATTTTTTAATGAAAAAACAGGTTTATAATACTTGTACACAAGCTAGATACATTTCTCCATTTGAAAGCTTATTAGGTTGTTATGAAGGTAAAGATGGACAGATTCCAGATACTTATTCTTGTTATTCAGACATAGCGATGGAAACTTTAATGTTAAAATGTCAACCACAAATGGAAAAAGTAACAGAATTAAAACTATATCCTGCATATACTTATTCAAGAATTTATAAAAAAGGTGACGAGTTAAAAAGACACAAAGATAGA